TTATATTATTCTAATTATATAAAGAGTGATAATGGTTCTCCTGTTAGCACTGCATCATTTAATAATGATGGAACAGTAACAGGTCCTAGATATACTCCTAACTATTATAACTATTTAACTACAACTTTATTAGCTGATAGGTTTTTTCCAACTGGATCAAACCAAATAATTGGTGTAGTTTCAATCCCTTCAAATTTATTTGGTGAACATGTTAAATTAAATTCTGTAACATTGTCTACTCCTAATTATACTTTATTTGATGATGGAAATGGGAATATGCTTTCTGGTTCGCAAAAAGTAGGAGATATAATATATGAACATGGAATTATAGTCTTAACAAATGATGGTATTGAACCTATTGGTGGAGATGATGGATATGGATTTATAACATATGGCACAGGATTATATGGAGTCACAGATCAAACATTTATAAATGATTTTATGGCTAATTCAAATTTTACCTGTTCATTTGAAAGTACAACCACAATATACGAATCACAATATAAATGCACATTACGCCAAAATGAATTTAATTTTACTCAAAATCCTACAATAGTATCAGGTAGTTCTTTAGATAGTACTTTATATGATTTTGCTACAGGTTCATATTTTACCCCATATGTAACCACAGTAGGAATGTATAATAATGCTAAAGAGTTAATTGCGGTAGCAAAATTAGCACAACCCCTCCCAATTTCCCAAGTTACAGATACATCAATTCTTGTTAACTTAGACTTATAAAATCATGAACTGGACATACAATAAAAAAGAAGTTGAGGATCTTTCTCACTTTCCTGAAAAAACATTTGGGTTTATTTATAAAATAACCCACATATCTACTAATAAATCTTATATTGGTAAAAAAGTACTATTCCATAATCGTAAAATTAAATTAACTAAAAAAGATTTAGCTTTATATGAAGGTGTAGTAGGTAGAAAACCTGCTTATAAGATTGCTACTAAAGAATCTGATTGGAAAACATATTGGGGATCTAATAAACCACTAAATGAATTACTAAAATCAGAACCAAAAGAAAATTTCACTAAAGAAATTTTAAAATTTGCCCCTACAAAAAAACTGTTAACTTACTATGAAACACAAGTTTTATTTGTATATAGAGTATTAGAAGAACCTGAAATGTACTATAATGATAATATTTTAGGTAAGTTTTTTAGAAAAGACTTTGAATAGTTAAGTTTATTTCATATACTATTTAATATGGTAAATGAACTACTGGTTAATCTAGTAAACAAAGTTTTAGGTCGAGGAAAACGTACTGCAAGAGGTAATCAAGCTTATACTTGTCCTTTTTGCCACCATCATAAACCCAAATTAGAAGTTAATTTTACCGAAAGTAAAAAAGGAGTTAACTTATGGCAGTGTTGGGTGTGTGGTAAAAAAGGTAAAACTATAAAAAGTTTATTTAAACAGTTAAAAGTATCATCTGATTATTATCAACAACTAGGTAAATTAGTAAAAAATGTATCTGATGAAAATTTTACCTCTATTAAGGTTGAACAATTAAAATTACCAAAAGAATATAAATCATTTTCCAATAATAAAAATGATATTACTGCAAAACATGCTTATTCTTATTTAAGAAAAAGAAATATAACAACACAAGATATTTTAAAATATAACATAGGATATTGTGATTATGGACGATATTCAAATATGGTTATTATACCTTCATATGATGAATATGGTAAATTAAATTATTTTACCGCAAGATCATTTGAAAAAGACCCTTACATAAAATACCGCAACCCAGATGCTTCACGCGATATTATACCGTTTGAATTGTTTATTAATTGGGATTTACCTATTATATTGTGTGAGGGACCCTTTGATGCTATGGCTATTAAACGTAATGCTATACCATTATTTGGTAAAAATATACAATCTAGTTTAATGAAAAAATTAGTTAAGTCTAAAGTAGAAAAAATATACATTGCTTTAGATAATGATGCAATAAAACAAGCTTTAAAATTTTGTGAACAGCTTTTAAATGTAGGAAAAGAAGTTTATCTTGTAGAGCTACAAGGGAAAGACCCAAGTGAGTTAGGTTTTAAAAACTTTACTAAATTAATACAAACAGTTATTCCATTAACTGAATATAGTTTTATGGAAAAAAAATTATCTCTCATATGAAAAAGAGAAATGTTAAAAAATCTTATAATCGCATACTAGAAATATCAGAGGATGCTAAACAAATAACTTTACCTGATTCTAGATATTATCGTAGAAATGGTAAATATTATCCTTCTATAACTTATGTTTTAAGTTATTATCCAAAAGGTAAATTTTTTCAAGATTGGTTAAAAAAAGTAGGGTATTCTGCAGATTGGATTGTTAAAAAAGCATCTGAAGAAGGTACCCAAGTTCATGAAATGTGTGAAGACTATCTTAATGGTAAAGAACTTAATTTTTTAGATAAAAATGGTTACCCACAACATAATCCTGATGTATGGCAAATGTTTTTACGTTTTGTTGATTTTTGGGAAGAATATAATCCTACATTAATTGAAACTGAAGTCCATTTATTTTCAGATGAATTAAAAGTAGCAGGTACTTGTGATATGGTATGTGAAATTGAAATTGATGGTAAAACAGAATTATGGATTATAGATTTTAAAACTTCTAATCATCTTCAAACAACTTATGATTTGCAAACAGCTATATATGGTAAATGTTATAATGAATGTTTTGGTAAAAAAGCTGATCGTTATGGTATATTATGGTTAAAATCATCTAAACGTAAACCTGCAAAAGATAAAATTCAAGGTAAAGGATGGGAAATGTATGAATCAAAACGCACTCAAGAAGAAAACTTAGATATTTTTAAAACAGTTAAAAAACTATTTGATTTAGAAAATCCTAAACACTCTCCAATATTTACTGAATTTAAAACGGTTGCTAAAAGAAAACTCTAATATGTATAAGTATGGTAAGTTTAGTAGAGTTATTAAAAGAAATTAAAAATGGCCCTAAAGCTGTTTTTTTAGCTGGTCCTGCAGGTAGTGGAAAATCAACTTTCATTAAAAGTAACATTCCTAATTTAAAAGTAATTAATGTAGATGACACATATGAAGAATTACTTAAACAAGCAGGATTAGATAAACCACAATCAACCTTTACTTCAGATGAATTATCTCAATCATCTAAATTAATGAGTAGAGCGCGTAAAGAAACAACAGCTAAACTTCAATCTGCTCAAAAAGAAGGAGAAAGTATTATAATTGATGGTACTGGTGGTGCATCTAATCCTATATTAAAGAAAAAAACACAATTAGAAGATTTAGGATATGATACTATGATGGTAATGATATATGTTTCACCACTTGTATCTTTAGAACGTAATAGATCTAGAGGGGAAGCGGGTGGTAGATCACTTCGTCCTTCAATTATAGTTCGTACTTGGGAAAAAGTAAATAAAAACATTGATACTTTTCAAAATATGTTTGGGGATAATTTTATTTTAGTAAATAATGACCCTGAAGGAGCAGATAAAACTTATAATGAAAGAGAAGTAAAGAATTATTTTGATCAAGTAACTGCTGCTCGTGAATATAGTGATGAAGAAATAGCTAAAAAAGAAGCTGAACAAGAAGAATTAGAATCTTCTATTAAACAATTACTTTCGGATTTACCTGAATTCACACCACAAAGCCAAATTAAAAGTAAAATAAATGGATTCCTTAACTAAATTACTTATTAAAGACCTTTTACCTGAAAGTATAGATGGTAAAGAAGTTACTGCCGTTTTTGGTGGTGGGTTTAAACCACCTACTGCAGGTCATTTAGCTGTAATTCAAAATGCTTTAAAAAATAATCCTGAAATAGATAATATTATAATTTATGTTGGTAGTAAAGTAAGGGATGGAATTACACAAGATCAATCATTTAAAATTTGGGATGAACACTATAAATCTTTAATTGATAAACCAGTTAGAGTAGAAAAATCAGTTTCCCCAATTGGAGATATTTACAGATATGCTAAAGATAATCCTGAAGATTCTATATATTGGATTATAGGAGCAAGAAAAGGTAGAGAAGATGATTTACAAGATATATCATCAAGATCTGTATCTATAGACAAATACCCAAATTTAAATTTAAAAGTTACTTCTACCCCAGATGGTGGAATGAGTGGTACTAATGCTAGACAAGCATTAATAAATAATGATAAAGAAAATTTTAATTTTTTTATTCCAAGTAATACTAATCAAGATGAAATTTGGAACATTTTAACCTCTCAACCTTTAAATGAATCTGTTAAAATAGATATGAGTAAAGTTAATAAAGCTTTATTAAAGGGAATAGGAAAAGAAGACGAAACTGATGAAAATATATTAGCTCTTATTGATTCCCACCCACCAGGAAAAGTCTCACATAAAGTTTTTTTAAATTTTTATGCTAAATTTGATAAGTATTTTGGTGAAAAAGATGATGATAGAATTTTAGATGAAATTGGTTTAGAATATCTCCTTACCCGTGTACTAAATTTATCTCCTAAGGAAATAAGAACAGTTATGAATGATTATCAAAAAGGAAATCGTGATTTAGAAGATATAAATTGGTTTGAAAAATATGATACTGTACATCAAAAAGATGAAGAATGGAATCCTGTTAAAGGGGAAAAATTTGATGATACTCAAGATAATGAAGCTACTGTAAATCAATATTTATCTAAAAATAAAAGACTACATGAAGCTGATCCTAAAAAGGGTACAGGTAAAAAACCTAAGGGATCAAAAAGACGTTTATACACAGATGAAAATCCAAAAGATACTGTTAAAGTTAAATTTTCTACAAGACAAGATATAATAGATACTTTAAATAAAACTTCGTTTAAATCCAAATCTCATGCTCGTCAATCTCAAGTAATTAATTTAATACACCAAAGAGTAAGAGCTGCTTTAAGTAGAACAAAAGATCCTCAAAAGAAAGCTAAATTACGTTCTGCTTTTGAATATATTAAAAAACGTAAAGAAGCATCTAAGAAAAAAACCCAACGTTTAAAAAAACAAAAAACTAATGAAGCTATAGATACTAATTTTGATAAAGTTAAATTTTATTATGATTATTATACTAATGTTTCCCCATCAACATTTGGAGTTACTATGGAAGAAAATAACATAAAAATTAGTAACATTACAGAACCATATCCTCCTAATTTTGGCCCTAAAAATGTAAGGCAAATCCCCGTAAATCAAAATCTAGAAGAAAGTTTAAATGAAGATATTTTAGAAAAAACATCTTTAGTTTTACCAAGAGGTAAAAAAATATATCTTCAAGCTGAAAGTGAAGATTATGATAGAGGATTAATAGTTGAATTAACTAAAGAAGGTGGATATAAAATGAATTATTGGTATGGAGATGATGCTAAAGTATATCCTGTTGAAGTATTAGTAGATAGTGAATCAATTAAACCCGATGCTATTGAAGTATATATGAAATTTCACCCTGAATTAAAAAAAGAAAATATAGCCCCTAAAGCTCAGGCTAAACATAAAGGTAAAGCTGCACCATTTGGATCAGCATATAAAAAAGTTAATGAAACAGGCCTTGAAATAGCTAAAAAGAATATGGATGATTATAAAAAATCAAACACACTAAACGAAAATGCTACATATTCTAATCATATAGACTATAAACAAGAAATTGTAGACTTAACAAAACATATGTTAAAAAAAGGTATGAATATTAAACCTTTACCTAAAGTAATATTTAAACATAATAATGAAGAAAATGCTAAAGATTTTTTAGGTAAAACAGCTTATTATAATCCAAATAGTAAAGTAGTAGTATTGTATACTGAAGGTAGACATCCTAAGGATGTAGTAAGATCATATGCTCATGAAATGATTCATCATATTCAAAATTTAGAAGGTAGATTAAAAGATATTAGTACTACTAATACAATGGAAGATGATTATTTAAATGATATAGAAAGAGAAGCATATACAAGAGGTAATATGGTCTTTAGAAACTATACAGATGGAAAAGATGGAGAAGAAGTTACTAGTTTAAATGAAAAAGAAAAACCTTATAAGCATAAATATGGGTTTGATAAAAATTTAGGTAAAGATCCTTTTGGTTTAAATCAATTTGCTAGAGAATTAGCTACTTTAGAAGAAGGTCGTTATGATACTTTATCAAACCAAATTTCAAGAGATATTTTTAATTTTTGGAAAGAAGATTTTGATGAAGGTGAAAAAGATTCAACATATGAAGATAATTATGATTTTCCTCCAAGAGGTATTCAAGTTTATGCCCAAATAATTTATAAACCCAAATTTGGTAAACTTAAAGTAGATGGTGGAAGTGATTATGCTTATATAAATAAAAAAACAGGTAAAAAATATCCTGGTTTTATAAAAGTTACCTTTATAGTTGATCCTAAGATGTTACCTGAATTTTGGGAAGAAATTTCTATGAATCTTAAAGATGTTGTAAGACATGAAATTGAACATATTACCCAATCAGGTGATTCAAAAACTAAAAAAGAAGATTTTGATGAAGATTTTGATATTGCAATACGAGCTTTAGTAAAAGCTGATATAATCCCACAAGCTGAATATTTTAAATTACCAAAAGAAGTAGATGCTAATTTACAAGGAATGTATTTTAGAGCTAAAAAAGAAAGAAGACCACTTATAGATGTAATAAATACTTACTTAGATGCTCAAGATATCACACCTAAAGATAAACAGGTAATATTAAATCTTTGGAGAAGCAGAAGAAAAGCATTAAGTTTACCTAAATTTTAACTATGTCTAATTTATTTGACCTATATAGATTAATTAAAGAAAATGATGTATCTGCATATACTATCTATTTAGATATGGATGGTGTAATAGCTGATTTTGATCAGAGATTTATTGATTTATCAGGTATGACCCCAGATGAATATAGAGATAAGTATGGTATGAGTCAATTTTGGGATTTTATAGATGAAGAAAATAAAGTAAGATTTTGGGCAGGTATACCTGTAATGCCTGGAGCTAAAAAATTAGTAGATTATGTTTCACAATATGATTATGAGATACTAACTGCTCCTTCTATTAAAAAACAATCTAGATTAGGAAAAATGGTATGGTTACGTAAAATTCATTCTGATTTGTTTCCATCACCTCCAAAAGTAAATTTTAAACCCGCAAAACAAAAACATCAAATAAAATCAAATTTAACTAAAACAGATATTCTTATAGACGATAAAGCAAGTACTATAGACACCTGGAATTCTTCAGGTGGAACAGGAATATTATATACATCAGCAGACGATGCTATTCAACAACTAAAACAATTAGGATTATAATGTCAGATTCAGTATTAAAAAAACAATTTAAAAAACATGATGTAGAACGTCTTAGAAACCTAATAAAAGGTAAGTCAGGCAATAAAACTACTACAGGTATAGGTTATAGTGGTGAAGAATCTATTAGCTATAAAGAAGGTGATATTTGGGAAGAAAATGGAAAAAAATGGACTATACGTGATGGTATAAAAGAAAATATTACTAAATTAGATAAATTTAAAAAGGTTTCTGTTCCTATTTTTTGCCCTAAGTGTAAGAAAAATATGGATGGACAATTAGATCCTCATTATTATAAAGCTTATGGTGAATGTGTTGATTGTAGAGCAGTTACCGAAACTAAATTAAAAATTGAAGGTAAATGGGAAGAATATGTTAATAGTACATTTAATAAAGAAATAGACATTAATATAGAAGAATACAAAAGTTTTATGGAAAATCTACTTTCTCAAAGTAATAATAATTACATTACTGAAGCTGGTGATATACAAAAATGGGTTGGAGGAATTAATAAAGAACGAGCTGAAAAAGCAATGAAAAGTAGTATAGAATATTTAAAAAACTTAAAAAAATAATATTACTTTCCTGTAATGTGTATTAGTCCTATATATTTATAATAAAATATTTTAAAATGAAAGATAACTTTGATTTAAAGAAATTTTTAACGGAAAATAAAACCATTGAAAATTCAAATCCTTTTTTAAGAGAAGCAAAAGAAAAAGAAGAAAAATTTAGCAAAAGTAAATTAGAAAAATCCATTAAAGCTATACTTAAAAAAGAAGGTGGAGCTGCTGGTTTAAAACCGTTAGTAGCTGCTGCTAAAGATTTAGGAGCAGATAAAAAAGACTTAATGGGTGTTCTTAAAAAAATGACATCTGTTGAAAAACATAGACATGGTGATTACATTTTAAAAGAATCTGAAGCAGGTGAATTGAATGTTTATGGTTACCAAACTCAACATTTTGACATATGCCCTGCTGCTACTTCTTTATTTAAAAGAATTTTAGATGGCGAACTTGGAGATTTAAGCGAAATAGCTATAAAAAATATGGCTAAAATAAATGACCAACTTTTCCTTTTAGAAAAAAAAGTAATTGAAAAAGGACAAGCTAGTGAACAACAAGTAATCATAGCTAAAATGGCTCAACAAGCACTTATAAATTTAGCTTTACAAATGGGTATTCCTGAAGAAGAATTTGATTATGTTCAAGCTCATGTTGATAAAATTAAAAGTTTTTCAAATTTAGAAGAAGAATCAAAAGACATTAAATCAAAAATTCGTGAAATGATTATTAACGAATTAAGTGAAGAAATGGATCCTGAAGATGAAATGGATGCAGATGAAGCATTAGCACAACAAATGGATGCCGATGAAGAAGCAGAATATGCTGCTGCTTTTGGTAGTATGCCATTTGAAGAATCTTTAGACGAAGCTAAAGAAGATGAAGAAGAAATAGAAACTGATGAATCTGAAGATACAGAAGAAATAGAAGATGAAGCACCTGAAGAAGAAACAGAAGAAGAACCTGAAACTGGAGGTGGAATTGAAGATATAGCTGCTGACATGAAAGGTGATGAAGGTGACCTAATGGACCACTTAATATCAGCTTTAAAAGTATCTAAAGCAATGGACAATGATAAACTTACTACTCAAATAGGAAACACCTTAAAATTCTTTGTAGGTGAATATATTGGAGGAGAAGAATAAATAATAAAATCTATAAAAATAAAAATTATGCAATTAAATGAAATTATTGAAGCAGTTAAAGAACAATTAGTTACTTTAGAAACTGAAAACGAAAAAACAACCAAAGTAGCTCGTACACGTGCACGTAGAGCAGCTAATGAAATTAAAAAATTAGCAGCGGAGTTTAAAAGAACTTCAACTGCTGAAGATAAAGCTTAATAAATGAAACTAACCGAAGCGTTCTCTCCTGAGGAATCTAAAAAAATATATGACAATTTTTTGTCTATAATTGGAACTCGGAGAGACAAATTGGTTAAAAGATATGGATCTGAAGCTGAAAAAGTAGCATACGCTAAAGCAGTTAAACAAGTTAAAAAACAAGCAGAAGAAAAACCTGAAGAAGAAACTATGGATAAAACAGAAAAACTTAAAGAAATGGTTAAAGATGCTTTAAAAAATCCTAAAAAAGCTGATTTAAATAAAGATGGTAAACTTTCTGATTATGAAAAAAAACGTGGGGCTGCTATTGAAAAAACAATGCAAAAAGAACTTGAAACACCATCCGAAGAAATTGCAGATGAACCCATATCAGAAGATATTGATTTAGGACATCAAGATGATGAACCAGGTATGTTAAAAGCGGATGTGTATCGTATTGGAAAATATGCTATGGAGCTTTATAAAATGCTTGACAAATTTGATAAGATGGATAATGAAGTTGATTTTCCACATTGGTGGCAATCTAAAATTACTAAAGCAAAAAGTATGATTGTTTCTGCTAAACATTATCTTGATTTTGAAATGAAAGAACCTCAAATTGATGCAATGGTAGATGTTGCAAGTAAAGAAGGAGTAATTGATGAATCTTTACGTAAAAAATTAGCTGAAACTTTTTTACAAAAATTACACGAAGACCCAGATACTACTAAAGCTGTAAAAAGATTAGAACCTATTTTACTTGATATACTTAATGGGATTAATGATGTAGATAAAAGTCAAGATGATACTGAAAAAGATGTTGAAGAATTAGATACAAGCATAGATTATCTTGCATCTGTATTAACAGATAAATCTCCTATTGATGTAGCTATAGATCAACAATCATTTCAAAAATATACTACTAAGTAAAAATGACAAAAGAAGCACTACAAAGCAAGTTAAAAATTTTAATTAAACAGGTATATTCTAATAGAACTATTACACCTGAGGAAGCGGTTCAATATGATGAATTAACTAAATTTCCTGAATTAAAAGCTGTTATTGTAGATCTTTTAACACCTGAGTATGATAATTTTGTAGCTTCAATTGATTGGGTTTCACCTCGTCCTACCACATTTAGAATTAATTTAAAAAACGATCAACTATTTTATTTAATTTATGGTAAAAGAAGCTTTATAGCCCAAGTTGAAGGTAAAAAATATTATTTGCTAAATCTTCCTGAAGAACAACATGCTGCAGAAGCTATTGCTCGTATTTTAAGATTTGGAGTTAAACCTGTAGAAGGAGAAGAAGGTGGAGATATGGGAGGAGATATAGGAGCTGAATCTCCACCCGAAGAATCACCAACTGAAGAACCTGCGG